GGAAGCGGCTCTTCAGCCATCATCGGATCCTGCGGCGGCATCGGCTCGTCAATCATGCTCAAGGCCGGTCATCCCTGTAAATCACATCACCACGACGCTTTGGCCTTGCTGCTGCCCGGAAGGGCGAATTCATCATGCGGCCAACATCGTTGGCACCGGTCAAAGCCTTGAACGCCGGCTGCGAGTTTAACAGGTACTTCAGCATCGTTGGATAATCGTCGTACTTGTCGCGCGGCGTCTGCTTCAGATCCCGCTCGTCCGCACGCCGGAAATTGTCCCACACGTACCGCTTCATCTGCTGCACCGTCTGCTGACAGCGCGGGTGGATGAACAGGCGCGGCCGGTTCGTGCGCCGGTCTACCTTCAGGTACTCATTGATCAGTTTGCGCCCGACATCCGTGTCATCAGCCAGGTCACAGGCCAGCCCCGCCGCGTAGAACTCCGACTGCCACGTCTTTTCACGGTCGCTCGAGGAGGGCGAGTTCCCCATGTTCGGGTCAATCAGGCGGCGCGCGATCACGGACAGCCCGTAGTACCGTTCCTGCTCCTCCACGTTCATCCGCGTGCCGACCGGGTCCGCATCAATCGCTCCCTCCGCGCACACGTAGATGTCGTCGGACGGATCAATCTGCGCCCACAAAAACATGTGCGGTTTACGCGGGTGAGGGTCGATCACGAACACCGTCGGCCACCGGGGGCGGATTTCGAACTCCTCGACGTGGCAATAGTCCACCAGATCGGCAGATCCCGTCTCCGGACACTTGCCATCGATCGGAAACACGTTCTTGCCCGCCGCATGCGACCAGGTCATCGGAATATCCGTGAACCCAGGGTGCACTCGGTTCGAAAAGCGGATCGGCCGGCCGTACAGACGCACATTCTTCGTGTCTTCGGACCACTTTTTGGCCTGTTCCGACACCGAACGCTGGTCCAGCGTCGTGTTTTCCTCGGTCCACAACTCAAACCAGTCAATATCGGGGTTTTTGTTCGGTCCCTGCTGCCCCGGCTCGTAAATCTCGTCGAAAATCCAGTCTACAGGGATCGTCGGGTCATCCGGCCACGTCATCGCGAGCAAAACCTGCCCGTTTACACGCATCGTGCGCGCCTGGGACTCGCGAAACATCGCCAGCTTCGGCGGTTCGTCCATCACGATGATGTGGAAGTCACCAGAAGCCGCATCCGCCGCATTTTGCTCATGAGACATGAAGTGGATCATCGATTGACCCATCACTTCGTCCAGATTGTCCGGATTTCGGCACAAAACGTGCAAAGTCAGGTGCTTTTTCGACCAGGATCGGTCCCACGACGCATCCACCAGGCACATTTTCGGGATCCAGCCCCAGTGGCCACGCTCCCCGCCCGGCAAATCAACGCCCGTCCACTTCCACCACATCAACTTCGGCAGGATAATCTGCTCCAGAACCGTCGTCAGGGACTGCACAATGATGCGCACATTGATCGGACCACGAAACTGAGGCCGCAAATCGTCCCGCACACTGTCCGGAATGACGCCCGTCGCCAGCGCCATCGCCTTCACCATCGCCGTCGTCGTCTTGCCGCTGTTCGAAACGATCACGTAATCTCGCGTGATGTAGCAATGCGCCGCATGCCCGACCTCGATGTCGCCAGTTTCAGTTACACGGGACGGCTTGGCAGAGCGGCAAACGCGGCGCGTATAGTCAATCTCCCGGCCGACCTGCGACGGCGCGAACTTCCGCTTGATCGACACCGGAGGCATCTCGTTCAAGCGCCAGTACACCCGGAAGGAATTGACCTGCGTTTCCCGCTGCGATCTCGTCACGCGCGGCGACGAACTGGCCTTGCCACCCAACGACCGGACCAAGAGGCAAAAATCTTCTGCAAGACGTGGCGAGCAGGTCGAAAACTCATTCGTGCTTCCGTCCGTGTCGATCAGCCCAGCCAACAGCTGCATGCGGTCCTCGCGGCTCGCCATCAGATACTGCCTTGGAATAAACTTGGTGTAGCTGTTCGTTCCGTCCAGGCTGTGCAAGCGCATCGCATCAATCAACGGGTTAGCTTTGCCACCAATGTTTCCGCGCGAAATTCCGTACGTGCATTTCGAAATGTGCCTCAATTCGCAGCCATATTCTTCAACCAGTTCCCGAACTCGATCCAGAACACCTTCATCAGTGTTCGAGAATTTGACACCGGCTTTCGATAATTCTCCATCACCAAGCAGGACGCCAAGCAAATACGGATGGATCGGCTTCAGCCCACGCGGCGCAAACTGGATGTCTCGCGGCGACACGCAGGAAATCCGCTTCGACGGGTTCTTCGAACCGCGCCGGTTGATCGGCTCAATGTAGTCGCCAAGCCTGCGCTTGTGCGCCTTCTTCTCGTTGCCCTTCGTCGTCTTGCGGCCAGACATCAGGTACATCGGAACCATGTGCTCCTCGGTCGCCTCGAACCAGCCACCGTCGGAGAACTCGACCTTGTAGACCTGCTTCGTCCCGGATCGCCACAGATGCGTAACTGGCGCCGGCACCGCAACTCCTGTCTCAGGATCCGCCGCCATCACCATGTCGCCAAGGCAAATCTCGCCCAGCGGCTTCCACGTCGCGTCGGCCATCAGCACAGGCGCATCAAGCGGCAAGCAACCGTTGCCGCCGCCAATCCCCACCAACCGCGCCCGAGACTTGAAAATCAACTTCGTCCGCGGATTCGGCGGCTCGTACCGCAGCAACTGCATCTCCCGGCGGTCCTGCGCGTCCAGCCGCAGCAGCTGCTCAAGCGAGTACCGGAACGCATCCCCCGGCAAATTGTTCAGCTGACCCGCATCCAGTTTCGTCAGATCGAGATACGTGTCGCCAATCCGCGGCATCAGCCACCTACCAGCTGGTCAAGGAACTCCATCAGCAACATCCGGTCCGTAAACACATGCTCGACCCGCTCGTTGCGCTTGTGCCAGACCTCAACCCACCAGCCGCCCTCGACAACCTTGACCGTGAACGTCATTAAAACCTTCCGCCCGTCCTGTATGTGGGACGACGCGCCGGCTGTTGCGGCGGCTGCTGCGGCGCGCGCTCATCGTAGACGACATTCCCATTATCATCGACCAGCTGGTCCTTCTCATTCCAACGAGGCGCACCGCGCGTGGCCCAGCGGCTCTCGTTGGAAAATGACCTGTGGTAAGGAGTCTTGTAAGTATCAGGGTAATGCGGCCTGCCATCATTCTCGTTGACAGTCGTGCGCGCTCTCCCATCACCACCCTGCTGCGCCTGCCAATAGCCCCGCATGTCGTAGTCAGAATAGGGGTCGTCAGGGTCAAACGGGACGCGGTTCTGCTGAACCCACTGTCGGAAGGCCCGCTCCTGATCCGGAGGAAGCTGGGCTTGATAAGGCCCAGGCCGCGCATAACGCGACTTTGGCGGCTCGCGCCTAGAACCCCGACCATCTTTCGCAAAGCCAAGACCAGCCATGATTAACCCTTTCTCTCTGTAGGCAACTTGTCCTGGAACGGCGCCGTCTTGTTGAAAACCTGCTCCTTCACCGTCTCCGAAATCACCCGCGGCTCAACCGACGAGTCCTCCGTATACGTCCCGTCAATCACAAACCCACGCCGCGCTGCCTCCCGGATCGCCGCCGGCAGCAACTCCTTCATCGAGCGACGCTCCTCAAACGAGAAAATCTGCGTCGGCTTGCCCTGCAACAACTCCCGCTTCTCAGCCAAAATCCCGAACACAACCGCCAGGTCACGCGCCGGCGAATCCGCCATCTTCTCAGGCGTCATCGCCTGAAGCGCCAGCGTCATCTTCTCGCCGAGCGCATGCAGCATCTCCCCATGCCCAAACGCCTTCACCGCCTCAGCCGTCCCCACATGCCGCGTGCGCATCCGCCGGATGAACTTGTCAACCACCCGCATCGGGAACCCCTCGGCCGCCGCCGTCCGCCTCACATCCCCCTCGGGCACCGTCCCCATGATCTCAAGCAACCGCGCCTTCTCATCCGTCGCCAACTCCCGGTCATCATGCTCCGGACTGCGCAGCTTCTTAGCCACCGGCACCTCCACAGGGCGGGAAGTCGTCAGACTTCTTCACCGGCGCCGCAAAGACATTCTGGCTCCCGCAGCCGGGCCAGTGCGCCAGACCAGGAAACACACAGCCTGGACACTCCACGCCGTCACGAAACACTGCATCCATCCTTGAACGATAGAACTCCTCCCAAGTCTTCGGCTCACGTCCTGCCATCACACCACCAACCAAAAAAAAGGGGCCGGCGCGCCAACCCTGGAAGACCAAGCGCAACCGACCCCTTCACCGAAGCGCACTCTCACAAGCGCACCCCAATCACATAAACCATCAATCCCGATTGACAATCAAATTCCCACACCACTCACCAAAATCCACAAACAACCCCACAAATCAGCCAACCGACAAACTCACAAACACACCAACCGAGAGCGCCCTTTTGTTTGAAAAAGTTTGTGAGTGGGACCCCTAATTACGTCCGCCATACCCCGGGTCCGCCCAAGTGCCCCCCGCCCCGCATCGAGTTGCGAGTGATCTGTGATCAGTTCGCGCGGCCTGGAAAACGAAGCGGCATCAACGGTTTAGGTGAAGGTGACAGACCGCCGGGCTTGTCTGTCACGCCACCGGCCTTGCGTTCCTGCCCGAATTGCCGGTGCCCCTTTGCCCTCAGCCGAATCGCGCGCACTTGTTTCAGGCATACGCAAAAACATACGATGCCGTTCCCCTGTCCGTTCCTCTGTCCGTCGCTGCGTGCGTTGCGCGGCCGGTGCCGGGCGCCGGGTTTGTTGGGGGCGGTTCGGTGTCGGTGTCTTGGTTGGTGCAGGGGGCCGCGCGACGGTGCCGGGGGCGTTAATCACTTGTCAAGGCCCTTTCTAGAGTTGAGCCTGGCCGTTGCCGCTTGAGGGTTGATTGTCAGTGTACGGATTAAATGTGTGCAGACGAATCATGCGGCCGATTGCTGAATTGCAGCGCGTATGTGAGCAAGACGCGAATCGCTTGTGACTGTGTGAGGCCCGCTTCTTTCCTCCAGGCCACGAATCGTTGCCGCTCGTAATCCGTCACTCGGGCCTTGATCACATGGATGCGCGGGCCGAGTGCACGCTGAATTGAGATACGAACCCGGCGCACTTTAGAACGGAATCTCGGCCCCTCTCCCCTTTTTCCCTTCTTTTGCGCCAAATCTTTTTTCCCAATTTGTCAAACTCGGCCTTAATTGCGCCACAATTGGGAGTTTAACTCACACTCACACAACGGGGCAACCCGGCAACCCTGGAGAAAATCACATGTTTCGCACTTTCGTAGCCAACCTTATCGCCCCCCGCATGGCCCGCACCGGTTTCCGTTTCTCAAAGGCTTTCCGCCATGGTGAAACGCTTGCCCACCGGATTGTTTACGCCCTCGTTTCCACGGTGCACGCGAACATTGAAGCGGACCGGCTCGCGAATAACGCGCAATGGCTTAAGGCCTGGAAGGAACACACGCACCGTTAAGGCCCGGCTTTCAGGGCCGGATTAGTCCGGCCTTGCGAGACGCGCCTTGCGTCGCAACCCTGGAAAGGAAAACTAAAATGCGCAACGTTCTTCTCTTCTCAGTATCGGCCGTTATTCTCGCGGGCTTCGGTGCGGGCTTCGCCTCGGTCATGGCCCAGGAAACGCCAATCGCGATTGACTACAACGCTGCACCGGCATTCCCTAGCGATGCCCCCAAAGACGCCAAGGCGCCCGCGATCGCGCCAAAGCATGCAACGCACCGGGTCACGACAAACGGCAAAACATTCCGTTTCGTGGCATGCCGCGAGGCGCGCGACGTGCGCGGCACACAGGAACGCCGGTGCGTTTCGTGGAACCCAAAGAAGGGTTGGGCGCGTTCGGCAAAATGGGTTCCGGCTTATCAGTTACTCGGCCTGACAGGCCCGTTGCCACAGTAACGAGTTTAGCAATGGCGCATCGGAAACGGTGCGCCACATGCTGCACTCACGCGGCATCAACTCTGGAAGGGAATTCACATGTTTGGAATTGAGCGGCTTGATGAAAGAGACAACCAGTGGAAACGGCTTTGGGTTGACTATTTGGGCGCGCCTCTTGTCTACGATAATTGGGCGGTAAAATACGCCATTGAGTTCGCTGCCGAATTGGACAAGCAAACAGGCTATTCGCACCGGCTTTGCGTGATTGCTTCGCGCACGCAAGAGGAGGAAAGCGTTTTGGCCTATGTGGCCAAGCGCTTGGGCGAAAGGTAACGAAGCGGCCGGTGCTCGACGGCAATCGCGCACCGGTCTTAGCCACAATTCAACTCTGGAAGGTTGCTCACAATGACAGACAAATCAGAACTACGCGTGCACCTCACGCTGAAATCACGCAACAAAAAGACGGGGCCAATCCCGGTATCGACGACGACGGAGAAGACATGCCCCACGGCTTGCCCCTTTTCGCTAAACGGCTGCTATGCCGAAACGGGGCCGCTGGCCATGTTTTGGCGCAAGGTCACAGAGGCCAGGGAAGGCGTGCAATGGCGCGAATTCATCGGCATGATTCGCGATCTCCCGGCCGGGATTATGTGGCGCCACAACCAAGCCGGTGATTTGCCCGGCGATCGCGTGAAACTT